CACTCGATCAAAAAGACATTACGATCGGTCCCGGAAATCCGTACACAATTAAGGATGTGCATCACATTCTTTCTATTCAGTGTCCGCATCCGATCCAGATTGAAATGCTCGCCTTCGGTACGATTCCAGAACCAGAAGTGCGCACGGAACAGGTTTATTTCGACGCTGAAATTGTGATCGGTGTAGCGAACGCCTCGCGCTTTGTGACGGTTCGCGTTATTGATCAGGACATTTTCACTTCGGCACCAATCACTATTTCCGTGCAGAATATGCGGACTGGTGAAACCGAAGAGGTGCAGCTGCAACGCGTCGAGTCCGGTATTTATGAGTCCTTTTTGCAGACGCAAAACAACGATGCGACCGGCACCGATTTTGACGGCACAATGTTCTGCCGAAAAGATGACACGTTGCGATTCATTTACGAAGAGCCTTACGACGTCACCGGGAAATCCCGTGTAGTGACAAAAGATCAGGTTGTTACGCTGGATTTCGAACCGACTACGATTGACGTTCCGGCCACTGTTGTTTTCGGTGGTTTCCTGAATTTCAAGGTGCGTAATGCACGATCGCAATCGGCGCAGATTACCAACGTTCGCAGTGGTTCCACCTTGACCGTTTTACACAGTGCGTTCGTACCCATTGAATTGACGTTCAACGACGGCCCAGCGGCTCTGGCAGTGAACGATAATGACGTAATTCAGATTGTCACCCAAGGCCGGGATATCTACGGTCAAGTGCAAAACGTTATTTCTGAAGTCACTGTGCGCCCTGCTGACACTGCTGTAATTGACGCTCCGACACAGGTTGATATCACTAAACCTTTCTCGGTATTGATCACGGATAACAGCGCAGGCAATTCGAAAAGCGTTGTGTTCCGCAATCAATTGACGGGCTCTGTTTTCAGTTACCCGTTGAATCAAATGTTTTATCCGTATTCCGGCAAATATGGGATTGATCTGGAATCGTTCCACCACATCGGCCTGCCGGGCCAACCTGTTTCAATCGAATATACGGTTGGAGTTTCGACCGTGACAAAAACGCTGGAATTGGTAATGCCTGCAACGGCATCCTGTCCCGCGCCAGCCGTAACCGATCCGGATGCTGGTGTTCAAAGCACTCCGGTAAAAATGACGGTAAATGGTCAATTCTTTCTGAATGGATCTTTTGCCGGAACCATTCGGCTTTCGTCCGATATGGTCGTTCGCTGTACTTTGATAAAAGCGTAATTTATTAGTAATCCCGAAAACAGTTTGGGAGATTACTGGAGAAAGTCCATGACCCTACAAAACGGCAGTAATACGTCGGCGGGTGTGTACGGCGGTGAAGTGGATAACTCACAATCCACATCGTCCACCTACCCGACCACGGGGGCTATGGTAAGTGAATCCAATCGCGGACGTGTTGGCATTCCAACGCTTGTTACCAGCGTGGGGGATTTCCGGGCCAAATTTGGCTTGCGTGATGCATCGCTTACCTTCGGCCATTTTGCCGCTGAACGCTTCCTGAAAAAAGCACAGCGGCTCTGGTTTTTGCGCGTTGATACCGAAGCAGAATTCGGTTCGGCAACGGTTGTTACGAAAGACGGATTCGCCATGCCAAAAGCGGCGACCCAAGGTTATCTTGATCCGGATACCGAACACAACCAACTGCCAGACGAAATCGGTTTGATTTACGCCGCTGATCCGGGCAAGTGGAACAACCAACTTCGCGTCTTGATGTATCCGGACGTGAACGATATTGAAAACGAGCAATTTGTTTTGCAAGTTTTCGAAACCAACATGAGTAACCCGGTTGAAACTTACCGTGGCACTCTGCGCGAAAAGGTTGACGGCCAACGCCGCCAATTGAGCATCGCGTACCAGTTGGAAAACCTCGAATCCCGCGTTCGTTTCAAACCGAACGTTGAGCATCCTGAGTACGTGAGTTCGGGCGGTTCCAAACGTCTGATTAACGCGATTGTCGAAGTCGATTTGTCCTACGGTTCCAATGGCCGTGTGGCGAACGCTGGCGATATCATCACAGGCTGGGGCGAATTCGAAAACGAGGATGATTTCGAAATCCGTTTGCTGATCAACGCGGGCTATGCCGACGCGGGGATTCATCAGGAAATGATTCAGCTGGCGGAAACTCGCCGTGACTGTTTCGCGATTCTCGATATTCCGTCCGATCAACAAACGGTAACGCGTGCGGTTAATTACCGACGCAACACGTTGAACACCAACACCAGTTTCGCCGCACTTTATTGCGCGGATATTCTGGAAGTTACCGACGATAACCAAGAAGTCTACGTGCCTTGTTCCGGTGCTATCGCTGCTGTGTTCGCACAGTCTGACGAAGCGCGTGACGTATTTTGGGCACCGGCTGGTGTTATCCGTGGCGTGATCACCGAAATCAGCGGCGTGCGTCACCGTTACTCGCTGCCAGAACGGAACATCCTCGACCAAAACCAAATCAACATGATCCACAAGCAAGCCGGTTACGGTTATTGCGTGTGGGGCGCACAGACTTTGCAATCGCAGAAATCGGCGTTGCAAGATGTACCTGTTCGCCGTCTGATTAACTTGATCGAAACCACTGCGAAATATGACGTTCTTGTCGGCCTGTTTGATCCGAACGATGAATTCCTGTGGGCACAATTGAAAGGCGTTGTGGAACGTATCCTCGACCCGATCAAACGTGCGCGTGGTCTGTATTTCTCGGCTGTGTATTGCGACAAGAATACCAACCCGAAATCGCAGATTGCGAATGGTGACGTTGCACTGGTCTACGTGATTCAGCCGACTCGTTATGCGAAGCGGATCAAATTCACAACGACTGTTGCGGCCACCGGCCAACTGTCCACCGCCGTGGAACAAATCGCGGCGTAAACCCAACAAAGGAACAGGTGATTTATGCCTAAAGTAACGTTGGACGAAGCGTATAGCCTGCTCGACCCGATGCTGAATGACAACTTTGAACTTTTGTTCACTGACATTCCGGGCGGTGGCGACGGTCGTCAATTGCGGATTCAATGCTTGGGCGCTTCGCTCCCCGGCGCAAGTCTGCAAACTGTTGAGGTCGAATTGTTCGGCCACAAACTGATTTTTGCTGCACGTAAAACCTTCAGCCATAGCATGACCGTGGCGCTGCACGAAGTTTATGATGCGCGCACTTATCAGGCTCTGAAAGATTGGGCGGCTGTTGGCCGTGCAACGCAAACGCAAACTGGTGGTTTCCACGATGCGTACATGCGTACCGCGCAGCTGACCGTGTTCGACCAAACTGGCGCGGATGCTGCGTCGTGGAATATTCACCGGATGTTCCCGACCGAAATTTCCGAGTACGCTTTCGAAGGTGCTGGTGGTCAAGCACTCCGTCAGGATGCGACCTTCGCCTATGGCTACGTAGAGCGCGTTATCTGATTTGCGGAAAGCCC